AGAACTGATCAGGCTACAAGTACCAATACTTATTTTAATGCTAATAATGGAATCTTTGTATATAGTGGAACTACAAGTGATTCTGAAGCTTATAGAACCATAATGGAAGTTAGAGCATGGGATGCTGGTGATGTTGCAGATAGAAACTGCATCTATTTTGTTGATAGTCAAGCTGATGATACAGCTGCTGATTATGACCAAGATCAAAGATTTGGTGTTAAAGCGAATGGAATGACCCACTGTAGAGAGGATCTTTGGTCTGGTAGAATTGAGTCAAATGAAGGATCTCCAAATAGTGTTTACACTACTGCAAATACAAACCTCATAAGAACTTACGCTGATAACTCTAATGCTCAAGTTTATCTACAAGCAGTAGCTACTCCAGCGACTAACATTTATTCTATGTACGTTGAAACAGGTACAAGCAATGCTGATGATGATATTCAATTAAGAATTAGATCATCAGATGGTAGAATTAGTAGTGATAATGGTACAATAACTAGTCCTGCTGACTACGCTGAAATGTTTGAGTGGGAAGATGGAAACCCAAGTAATGAAGATCGTGTTGGAACATCAGTTGTTTTGGTTGGTGAAAAAATAAGAGCATCTACTTCTTCTGATGATGCAAGTCAAATTATTGGAATTGTATCTGCTACTCCTGCAATTGTTGGAGACGCAGCACCATTAAAACATCATGCCAGATATTTAAAAGATGAGTGGGGTAGAGATATTCTTGAAGATGTTGAAATGTTAGTTTGGAATATTGGTCAGAATAATCCACAACCAAATGAATCAGAGACTTTTTCTCTTACCAAAGCAGATGAGTGCTGTTTTGTTTCTAATATTGCAACAGAATTATCTAATGGAAATGTTCCACAATGGGCAGTTGATCAAAACATAAGAAGGACTGATAAGGTACGTAAAGTGAATCCTGATTATGATGTTAATAAAAAAGATAATTATGAACCTAGACTAGATAGAAAGGAATGGGAAGCAATTGGTCTAGTTGGTAAATTGTATATGAAGAAAGGGCAAAAAACAGGAACAAATTGGATTAAATTATCAGACAAAACTGCATCCATAGAGAGATGGTTAGTCAGATAAAAATATAAATATATCGGAGATACTATAATAATGAAAGAAAAGAAACTGGTAGAAAAAATTTTAGATGAAGTAACTATCCTTAAACAAAAGGTAGGACAGGTAGTTACTGTAATGTTAATTTGGAGAGGAAAGACTATTACTATTAAGATGTTTTTTCCTAAACCTGGAATGCCAACAAGAAGTGAAGTTGTAAATGCAGTTAATAAAGTATACCCAAATTCAAATGTAATTCACTTTAGAATGGATAGGAAGGATAAAGGAGAAGCAATGTTATTTGTTAATACTACTGATTAAATCATGGCAACAATTGAAGATTTACAATTAAGAGCATCTGATATTTATCTTGGTAATCCCAATTTAAAAAAAGCAAATACACCTGTTAATTTCACTAAACCACAGGTTAAGGAATTCATGAAGTGTTATTCTGATCCTGTGTATTTTGCTAAGAAGCATGTTAAAATTGTTAGTCTAGATGAAGGTTTAACTAGATTTAAACCATACCATTTTCAAGAGAAATTAATTACAAATTTCCATGATAACAGATTTAATATCTGTAAAATGCCACGTCAGACTGGTAAGTCTACTACTGTAGTAGCATATCTTTTACATTATTGTGTTTTTAATGATAGTGTTAATGTAGGTATTCTTGCAAACAAAGCTGCAACTGCTAGAGAATTATTAGCAAGATTGCAGACTGCATATGAAAATTTACCTAAGTGGATGCAGCAAGGTATTATATCTTGGAATAAGGGATCATTAGAATTGGAGAATGGATCAAAGATATTAGCAGCTTCTACATCTGCAAGTGCTGTTCGAGGTATGTCTTTCAATGTTCTTTTCCTTGATGAGTTTGCATTTGTTCCTAATCATATTGCGGATGCATTCTTTTCATCTGTTTATCCTACTATTACTTCTGGTAAAAGTACAAAAGTTATAATGGTTTCAACCCCTCACGGGATGAATCATTTCTATAGATATTGGCACGATGCAGAAAGAGGAAAGAATGAATATGTTCCTACAGATGTTCATTGGTCTGAAGTTCCAGGAAGAGATTCTAAATGGAAAGCACAAACTATTGCAAATACATCAGAACAACAATTTAAAGTTGAGTTTGAATGTGAATTCTTAGGATCTGTTGATACTCTTATTGCTCCTAGTAAATTAAGAACTTTGGTTTATGATGAACCATTAAAGAGAAATGCTGGTCTCGATATTTACGAAGAAGTGAAAGAAAAACATGATTATGTAATAACAGTAGATGTGGCAAGAGGAGTTGGTAGTGACTATTCTGCTTTTGTTGTTGTAGATATTACTACTTTTCCTCATAAGATAGTTGCAAAATATAGAAATAATGAAATTAAACCAATGCTTTTCCCTAGTATTATAGAGGAAGTAGGAAAGAATTATAATAATGCATTTATATTATGTGAAGTAAATGATGTAGGTGATCAAGTTGCATCTATTCTTCAATATGATTTGGAGTATGAGAATGTATTAATGTGTTCTATGAGAGGAAGAGCAGGACAAATTGTAGGACAAGGTTTTTCTGGAAAGAAAACACAACTTGGAGTGAAGATGTCTAAGACAGTTAAAAAGGTTGGTTCACTAAATCTTAAAACATTAATTGAAGAAGATAAAGTTGTATTTAATGATTATGAGATTATTAGTGAATTAACTACATTTATTCAAAAACATAATTCATTTGAGGCAGAAGAAGGATGTAATGATGATCTTGCAATGTGTCTTGTAATATATGCATGGTTAGTTGCTCAAGATTATTTTAAAGAATTAACTGATCAAGATGTAAGAAAACGGATATATGAAGATCAAAAAAATCAAATAGAACAAGATATGTCTCCTTTTGGTTTTATAGAAACTGGATTAGATGGAGATACTTTTGTGGATGGTGAAGGTGATGTTTGGAAAACAGATGAGTATGGAGATCGTTCGTACATGTGGGAATATAGGTAATGGAAATAGATAGCCAGATAAAATTAGGTCATCTATTATTATCCGAGAGAACTTGTAGAGTTTGTAAAGAAACTAAGAATTTAATAGAAGGATTCTATAGAACTCGTAAAGATAGAGGTGCTTTACCTTCCTCATATTCTTATGAATGTAAAGTATGTACTGTAAGAAGAATAGTTAATACAAGAAAATTAAAGACTGAAATATGTGATTGGAATTATCCAGATTGGTAATGTTCACGTAGTGTTTCCCCACTGAAGAAGTACCTTTTGATAAATATTTTTAGGTTTTAAGATTATCAAGGAGAAAAAAACATGGCGACTCCTCAATTATCTCCTGGACTACTGGTCAGGGAAGTTGATCTCACAGTCGGAAGAGCTGATAATGTACAGGATACAATTGGGGCTATTGCAGGTCCATTCCAGTTTGGTCCAGTTGATGAAGTTGTTCAAATTAATACAGAACAACAACTCACAGACACATTTGGTCCACCATTAAGTACTAATAGACAGTATGAATATTGGTTGGCAGGTGCAAGCTATTTAAGTTATGGTGGCGTATTAAAAGTTGCTAGAACTGACGACACAGATTTAAATAATGCAAATGCTGCAGCAGGATATGCTTCTACAGATAGCATAAAAATTAAAAATTATGACGATTATCTAGAAAATTATGATAATGACAGTCAAGCATGGTTATTTTCTGGTAAAACACCAGGTAGATATTTAAATTCACTTAAGGTTTGTGCAATTGACGATTTTGCCGATCAAAGAATTGGTATTAATACAACAAGTCTTTCTGCTGCTGGTGCTGTTGTTGGTAATGGTGTTACTATTGCTTTAACAAATGCAGTTCTTCCAGGAACAGGTAGTACTTCAAACTTTAATGGATATCTTCAGGGTATTGTTGCTGGTGTATCAACCGATTCTACGAATGGAACAAGTACAGTTGATGTTAAGATAACAAATAGAGTTGCTGCTGGTGGAACAATCACTCCAGTAACTTATGCTAAGTTAGATGGAAATAGATCACTTTCAGTAAGTGATTCAATTCACTTTGTTAATTCTTCTGGTATTAATACAGGTGTTGCAAACGGAGTAGCAGGTGCTACTTGGAGTGTTGCTACACAGGTTGACTGGTATGATCAGCAAACATTAGGTCTTAAGAATAGTAATGTTTACTGGAAGGCAATTGCTCCTAAACCAGTTTCAAGTCAATATGCATTAGACAGACAAGGAAAGAATGATACTCTACACGTTGTAGTTGTAGATGATGAAGGAACAGTTACTGGTATTCAAGGTAATATTCTTGAGAAGCATCTCAATCTTTCTAAGGCATCTGATGCTACCGATAATCTAATTTCTCCTGATAAGAGCTACTATAAAGATTATCTTGCTAAGTTCTCTGAATATGTTTATGCTGGTAAGAACCCATCTTCTGGTTGGGATTCATACTGGGGATTTGGTCCTGTAGCATCTGGTTTCTCAACAGACTTTACTCAAGTCACTAGAGCAGGTGGTCTTTGGGGACAAGAAGCACAGGGAGTTAACTTTACCTCTATTGGACCTATTTCACTTACTCTTGCTGGTGGTGAAGATTATGGTTCTGGTGGAGGAATGACAGCAACCCTAGGTAATTTGATAACTTCTTACAATCTTTATAGTAATAAAGATGATGAAGCAGTCGATTTCCTAATCATGGGTCCTGGTGCATCTACTGAAGCAGAAACACAAGCAAAAGCAAATAAATTAATTGCCCTTTGTGAGGCAAGAAAAGATTGTATGACTACAATATCTCCTTATAGAGGAAATGTTGTTAATCTTACAAACTCAACAACACAAACAAATAATGTTCTTGGGTTCTATTCACCAATTGCATCTTCTTCTTATGCTGTATTCGATACTGGATATAAGTATATGTACGATAGATTCAATAACGCATTCCGTTGGATACCAACTAATGGAGACGTTGCTGGATTGATGGCAAGAACAAATGTTGAAGCATATCCTTGGTTCTCTCCTGCAGGTCAGCAAAGAGGTGTTCTTAACAACGCTATCAAACTTGCATACAATCCTGATAAGGATGAGAGAGATTTACTATATCCAGAAAGAATTAATGCCGTAATTAATTCTCCTGGTCAAGGTGTATTGCTCTTCGGTGATAAGACTGGATTGGGTTATGCGTCTGCATTCGATAGAATTAACGTTCGTCGCTTATTCCTTACAATTGAACAAGCACTTGAGAATGCTGCTAAAGCACAACTCTTCGAATTGAACGATGATATCACAAGAGCAAACTTTGTGAATATTGTTCAACCATATCTTCGTGATATTGAAGCAAAACGTGGTCTCTATGGATTCCTAGTTATTTGTGATGAGACTAATAACACACCTGATATTATTGATAACAATGAATTCAGAGCAGACATCTTCCTGAAGCCTGCTAAATCAATTAATTATGTGACACTTACCTTTGTTGCTACACGTACTGGTGTTAGCTTCGAAGAAGTGGCAGGTCGAGTTTAAGCATTACCATCTAAATAACCACAGGAGGATTAAAGAACAATGACTTTAAAGACGATCACGGATCTCAAGACCAAACTGGCAGGTGGTGGTGCGAGGCCGAATTTATTCGAAGTTAGTATACCAAGTTTACCAACCGCCGCTACTAATGGTTCTGGTTGGGACGCAGGAAGTGCTGGTGCAAGTGCTGCAAGTAAATTGCAGTTCTTGTGCAAGGCTACTGCATTGCCAGCATCAAATATTGCAAATATTGATGTTCCTTTTAGAGGAAGAATATTGAAAGTTGCTGGAGATAGAACAGTTGATACTTGGACAATCACTGTTATTAATGATGAAGATTTCATAATCAGAAATCATATGGAAGATTGGATGAATGGAATTTCTAAATTAGATAACAATACTGGTGCTACAAATCCACAGTCTTATATGACTGATGCAAATGTAGTTCAACTGGGTCATGGTGCTGGATTAGGAATTGAATCTACTGGAAATACAACTGGTACTTCATCAGTTGAATTAAGAAGATACAACTTCTTTGATATTTTCCCAACTAATGTTTCTACAATAGATCTTTCTTATGACTCTACTGATACTATTGAAGAATACACAGTTGAATTCCAAGTCCAATACTGGTCAGCAGTTCAAGGAATAACCGTTGATTAATTAAAGGCAATTACAATCCTACTAAATAGTAGGAACAGTAAAGTCTATTATAAAATATTATGGCAAAACTCTTTGGATTTTCTATAGAGGATGAAGAACAAAAGCCGAAAGGCGTAGTCTCCCCTGTCCCCGAAAATGACGAGGACGGGGTTGATTATTTTACAACGTCTGGTGCTGGCTTTTATGGTTCATATGTAGATATTGAAGGTGTCTATAGAAACGAAACCGATTTAATAAGAAGATATAGAGAAATGGCACTTTATCCAGAAGTGGATAGTGCCATTGAAGATATTGTTAATGAAGCAATTGTTTCAGATACAAATGATGTTCCTGTACAGGTTGATCTTTCAAATTTAAATGCAAGTGATTCTATAAAGCAAAAGATTAGAGAAGAATTTAAATTTATATTAGACTTATTAGATTTCGATAGAAAATCACATGAGATTTATAGGAATTGGTATGTAGACGGAAGATTATATTATAATAAAGTTATTGATATGAAGAATCCACAAGATGGGATTCAAGAATTAAGATATATTGACGCAGTTAAAATGCGTTATATTAGAAAATTACAGAAGAAAGATAAGAGTAATGGTGATGAATATCTAGATAGTTTAGGAAAAGGACAAGACGTTTCAAGATATCCTTTCCCTAAGATTGATGAGTATTTTCTTTATAATCCAAATACATCTTCTCAGTTAAATGGTCCACAAATTGGTCCAACATATGGCGGTAATACTGATAAAGCCATTCCGATGTCAAAGGATTCAATTACCTATTGTACTTCGGGTCTTGTAGATAGAAATAAAGGATTAGTTTTATCATATTTACATAAAGCAATTAAGGCACTTAATCAATTAGGAATGATTGAGGATAGTCTTGTTATCTACAGATTATCTCGTGCACCAGAAAGAAGAATTTTTTATATTGATGTAGGTAATCTTCCTAAGATGAAAGCAGAGCAATATCTGCGTGATGTTATGATGAGATATCGTAACAAGTTAGTTTATGATGCAAAAACTGGTGAACTTAGAGATGATAAAAAGTATATGTCTATGCTAGAGGATTTCTGGCTTCCTAGACGTGAAGGTGGTAGAGGTACTGAGATAACTACACTTCCAGGTGGTCAAAATCTTGGAGAAATAACTGATATTAAGTATTTCCAAAGCAAACTTTATAAGGCATTAAACGTTCCTTCATCTAGAATGGAAGGAGATGGTGGTTTTAATTTAGGTAGATCATCAGAGATACTAAGAGATGAAGTTAAATTTAGTAAGTTTGTAGGAAGATTAAGAAAAAGATTCAGCAATATGTTCAATGATATGCTGAAGACTCAATTACTACTTAAAAATATAGTAACTCCTGAAGATTGGGAGATAATGAGTGAGCATATACAATATGACTTCTTATATGATAATCATTTCGCAGAACTTAAGGAGGCAGAGTTGCAGACAGAAAGATTAAATCTTCTTGCAAGTGCAGAACCTTATGTTGGAGTTTACTATTCACAAAATTATGTTCGTAAGAATATCCTACGTCAAACTGATGGAGAGATATTAGAGCAGGATGATATTATTAAACAGGAAATTGAGGATGGAAAAATACCTGATCCTACTGCTGAACCAGAAGGAATGCCTGGAGAACCAGGTGCAATGGGAGATCTTGGAGATCCAGTACTAGAACCAGATTTGGCAGCAGGTGCTGCAGAATTTGATGCTAATATTGTTCCCAAGGGAGGGGAGATATAAATACCTAAATACTAACATAATTATTTCTTAAGAATATGGACGAACTGATGGATTTGTTGGCAAAAGATGGAAGTGCATCTCAAGTTAGTGATAAAATTAAAGATATGCTTTATGCCAAAACTGCTGAAAAAGTTGATTCTGTTAAACCAGATGTAGCAACAGGAGTTTTTGGTGATGCGAATACAGGCATAGACGGACCTCATGAAATCGATGTTGCACAAGTAGGTGCTGCAGATAATGAAGAGTAAGTTTTAATAAATAACTACAAATAGTGTAATTTTTTAAAATAATGGCGGCGTTACAACAAGTAGGATCAGGTGCTTCCGTTGCGATGTCCATCGCAGGATTTGCTCAAACAACTGGTTATATAACCCAAAAATCAGATACTATAAGAGTTTTTGCTTTAGATGGGGGTGTACACGTTGCGATTGGAACTGATCCTTCAGCATCTAACACAGATTTTTATCTAGCTGCAAATACAGGACAAACCTTCGGAATAGGAAAACCTAATTCTCAAAGAGTTGTAGGGGTAACTACAAGTGGTAATGTAACTCACATTACTTTCCCAGAAGGAACTGGATCGCCTTTTGTTGCTGGTGATATTGTTAGTTTAAGTATAACAGGACAATCTTATTATGATTTTGATTCTGCAGGAGTAATTTCAGTTGAAAGTTCTTCTGGTGTTCATGGATATTTCAGTCAAAGAATTACAGTAGACAATCGTTATAGTGTTGCTATTAGCACTGCTGTAGGTGATCTTGGCGGTGATCTTAGAAATGTCTTTAAAGTAAGTGCAATACCAGCTCCTACAACTGATACTGGTGGAGCAGTATATGTTCAACAAGTACAAATTACAGGAGATGCCTAATGAAACTCATTAGAGAAGAAATCGAATCTGTCGATTTTGTAATCGAAGAACGAAACGGTAAGAAGAATCTTTATATTGAAGGAGTTTTCCTTCAAGGTAATATTCAAAACCGCAATAATCGTATGTATCCTATGGATACATTGAGAAAAGAAGTTCAGAGATATGATGAGAATCATATTAGGACTGGAAGAGCATTAGGAGAACTTGGTCATCCTGATGGTCCAACTGTTAATTTGGATAGAGTATCCCATAAAATTGTTTCTCTTAGAGAAAATGGAACTAATTTTATTGGAAAAGCAAAAATCATGAATACTCCAATGGGCAATATTGCTCGTAATCTTATTGATGAAGGAGTAAAACTAGGTGTATCTTCTAGAGGAATAGGTTCATTGAGACCAACTAAAGAAGGATGCAACGTAGTTTCTGATGATTTTATGCTTGCAACTGCTGCTGATATAGTAGCAGATCCCTCTGCTCCCGATGCTTTTGTAGAGGGAATTATGGAAGGAAAAGATTGGGTATGGGATGGTGGAGTTCTTCGTGAAAGAGCTGCTGCTAAGACATATCGCTATATTAATACGCTAGTTGACCAGAAAAAATTGCAAGAAAACAAGCTAGCACTATTCAATGACTTTCTTGCAAATTTATAATTCTATAAATAAATATAGATTTTAACAAAGGAAATCGGAGTACAAACAAATGTCTAGTGGAGATTTACAAGAAATGGAAGTAGGCACTAAACCATCCAAAACTGCAGTAAATGCTAATGCAGCACCTGCACAACCGATGCAAAGTGAACCTGGTGCGTCTTATGAGGACCTTGGAGGTCCAACACCTGATAATAATAGTCCTATTGGAGATTCCAATAAACTAAAAGAACCCCGAATTAAAACTGTTAAAGATATAGTTAACGCTAAGGCAAAACCTGCTGAACCTATGGAGAAACTAAAAGGTGCAATTGGTCAGTCTGAAGAAGTTGAAGTAACTGATGAAGTAGTTGCTGAAGCTGAATCACCTGCTGCAGAAGAAGAGAAACTCAAGAAAGATGATGATCTTGCAGGATCTCCTAATTCCAAGAAAAAGGTTAAGGAAGAAGCAGAAGAGGAAGTTAATGTCGAGGAAGATGTTAATGCCCTTCTTGGCGGCGAAGATCTCTCCGAAGAATTTAAGGAGAAAGCAAAAGTAATTTTCGAAGCTGCACTTCGCTCTAAAGTAGAAGAAATTAAGGAATCTTTAGAGAAGCAGTATGACGAAAAACTTTCCGAAGAGGTAGAAGTAGTCAAAGAGTCTCTAGTCGAGCGTGTTGATTCTTACCTAGAATATGTTGCAGAAGAGTGGATGTCTGAGAACAAACTCGCTGTAGAAAACGGACTTAAGACTGAAATGACTGAATCTTTCCTTAATGGAATGAGAAGTCTTTTTGAAGAACATTATGTATCAATCCCTGAAGAAAAATACGATGTATTACATAACATGGTAGAAAAACTTGATGATATGGAAACCAAGCTCAATGAGCAGATCGAGAAAAATATGTCACTTAACAAGAGACTCGCTGAGTCTGTTGCTGATAGCATATTAGATCAAGTCTCTGAAGGTCTTGCTGAGACCCAGAAAGAGAAGCTCGCCTCACTTTCCGAAAGTGTAGAGTTTGAAAGTGAAGAAGAATATCGTGACAAATTGGAGATGTTGAAGGAATCTTATTTCCCTTCAAAGGCAGGTTCTCCAAGAGCAGTAGCAACAGAAACCCTATCAGAGGGCGTAGAAAATGTTGAACCAGAAACTTATGGTTCTAACATGAACGCATATCTAAAGACATTGGGTTCATTCTCTGCTAAATCCTGAATTTAATATTAGTTCAAACGTACAAAATCACACTTTTTTATAGGTAATAGCAATGTTCCAATCAGAACAGTTGCAGGAAAAGTGGGCACCGCTTCTTAACTATGAAGGTCTTGATCCAATCAAAGACAATCATCGTAAGGCAGTAACCGCAGTCCTGCTAGAAAACCAAGAGAAATTTTTAAGGGAAGAGCAAGCTTTCGGCAACGGAATCAACTTGATGGAAGCTCCCCCAACCAACAGTGCTAACGCTGCTGGTGCTCAGGGTGGTTATGGTGGAGATGCCACAGCTGCAGGTCCAGTTGCTGGTTTCGACCCAGTTCTAATCTCATTGATTAGACGTGCAATGCCAAACTTGGTCGCATATGACCTTGCTGGCGTTCAACCAATGAGTGGTCCTACTGGACTCATCTTTGCGATGCGTTCACGCTACACCGATCAGTCTGGTACTGAAGCATTCTACCAAGAAGCAGATTCTGCATTCTCTGGTCAGGATGACGGCTTCAACCTAACTGCTGGTGAGTCTGACTCTATCGCTGGTATGGGTACAACTGGTCAGTCTGGTACTAACCCATCCGTACTTAACCCCGTCGGTTCTGCATCCTCTACTGGATACAACGTCGGACAAGGAATGTTCACTGGAGATGCTGAGAACTTAGGTTCTGCTGCTGGTGATCTATTCAACCAGATGGCATTCAGCATTGAAAAAGTTACTGTGACTGCGAAGTCTCGTGCTTTGAAAGCTGAGTACTCACTAGAACTCGCTCAAGACCTCAGAGCAATCCACGGATTGAATGCAGAAGCTGAATTAGCAAACATTCTTTCTACTGAGATTCTTGCTGAGATCAACAGAGAAGTTATCAGAACAATCTACAAGGTTGCTGAACAAGGTGCTGTTTCTAACGTCGCAACTCCAGGTGTGTTCGACTTAGACATCGACAGTAATGGTCGTTGGTCTGTTGAGAAGTTCAAGGGACTTATCTTCCAGATCGAAAGAGATGCAAACGCTATTGCACAAAGAACTCGTCGTGGAAAGGGTAACATCATCCTTTGCTCTGCAGACGTTGCTTCTGCACTAACAATGGCTGGTGTACTTGATTACACTCCTGCTCTTAATGCTAATCTTAACGTTGACGATACTGGTAATACATTTGCTGGTACTCTTAACGGTAAGTACAGAGTATACATCGACCCATATGCTGCTAACTTAGCAGTTGGTAGTTCTGCTGGTAGTGGAAACATTTCTACAAACAGTGGTAACCAGTACTATGTTGTTGGATACAAAGGTACTTCTCCTTATGATGCTGGTCTGTTCTATTGCCCTTACGTTCCTCTACAGATGGTTCGTGCAGTTGGTCAGGACACCTTCCAGCCCAAGATCGGATTCAAGACTCGTTATGGTCTAGTTGCAAACCCATTTGCAGAAGGCATGACACAAGGTCTTGGTCGTCTTAAGATTAACGCTAACCGCTACTACAGACGTGTTGCTGTTAAGAACCTTATGTAAGCAAGACGCTTATATTTCTTACAAAGACTCTCCTTCGGGAGGGTCTTTTTTTTGTCTAAATAAAAATAAATGCAAAAATCACTTGAAGATTCTACTGTCGGACTTAAATTAGACGGAGTAATTAAAGATCTATATCCAGATCTCTCTAAAGAACAAGTAAATGATATATCATATCATGTGTATCATAAGATGAATATAATACCTTTATATGATCAGGCAAAAGAACTTATAAAACAATACGTTGATGAAAAGATTAGTTCCATCTGAACATCCATTACTACATAAAAAAATAGAAAAGTGTAGTTATAATCTTGATCGTCAAAATTTATCAAAGATATTAGTAGATAATATGTTACATCATAATGGTGTAGGACTTTCTGCTAATCAAATTGGTATAGATGAAAGAGTATTTGTAATGATGCCAGATACGGAAACTAAAAAAACTATCACTTGTTTTAATCCTAGAATAATAAAAGAGTCAAGGAAGAGAGTGGTGATGGAAGAAGGTTGTTTATCTTATCCAGATCTATATTTGAAAGTAGAAAGACCTGAAGGTGTTGTAGTTAAATATGAAGATGAGAGTAAAAATATTTTTAAAAGAAGATTTGATGGATTTGTTGCAAGAGTTTTTCAACATGAGTATGATCATATGGAAGGAATAGATTTCACTGAAAGAGTAGATAAATAATATTACATTGTGTTAATCAAAAATGTTTTGTAAAGTAAGAAAGTCTATTAAAGAATATCGTCAATGGCAATTGAAGATGTACACTAGAGTCCAAGATACTCTGGAGCAACGTTTAGCAGGAGTTATTGCAGCTAAACAAAAGTTAGCAGAGCAAATGGAAAGAGATAGTACAGAACAGTTGCATGACGACATTAAAAAAACTAGGCATAACGACTTAGGTGCATTAGATTAATTGCTATCATGGGAGAAAGATAAATATAAATAAACTCCTAGTGATATGAAATCATTTAACGATTTTGTTGAAGAATCTAGCATTAAAAGGTGTCCAGAAGGCAAATATTATTGTCATAAGGAAAAGAAATGTATGCCCATCCCTAGAGGATATTATGTTGGTGCTAGAGGGTGGTTAACTCGTGATAATCAAAATGAAAATGGAAATGGCAACGGCAACGGAAGTTCTAATGGACATGCGAATGGTGGAAATGGTAATGGTAATGGTGGTAACCACTCTGGCAATGGTGGGAGTAATGGTGGCGGTAATGGTGGGGGCAACTCATGAGTAATATCACAGGAAATCCATTTGAAAAGCAGATTAAGAATAGAAATTTTCTTAGTGCAGTTGGATTTAAATTTACAATTGTAAGATCACCTAAAGTTGCTTTCTTTGGTAATTCTATTAATATTCCTTCCTTACAATTTGGTGTTACTGAAGTAGCATCATACTTAAGAGATATACCTTTTCCTGGTGATAAGATTGAATTTGAAGATTTAACAGTTAGATTTTTAGTTGATGAAGACTTATCCAACTATATGGAAATACAAAAATGGATACGTGGACTAGGATATCCAGAGTCATTAGAAGAAACTTATAACTATCAAAAACAAAAGGGAGATTTTGCCGATACTAAAGGACAATTAAATCTTTATTCTGATGCGACTCTATTAGTTTTAAACAGTAGTCAAAATTTGAATTTTAAGGTAGAATTCTCTGATATATTCCCAATTAGTTTATCAACTCTAACATTTGATGCTACGGATACTGATATAGAATACTTTACAGCAGAGGCAACTTTCAAGTATACTATGTACAATATTGTTAATACACTCAACAAACCTTTATGATCGATCTTGAAAAGATTCAAGAGATGTGGGAAAAAGATTCAAAGATAGATCCAGACAATTTACATGATGAATCATTAAAAATTCCATCTCTTCATGCAAAATATCATGAATTATATAATAATTTAACTCTTCTTCTTAAGAAAGCAGAACAACAACGTAAGAATGTACGTCATACTCGTTATGAATATTTTAGTGGGAAAGCAGATCCAGAGATCTATGAGAAGAATCCTTTCCCTAAAAAGATAAGAGATAAAGATACAATGCAAAAGTATTTGGATGCTGATGAAAAATTATCAGAAGTATCTTTAAAGATAGAATATTATATAACTATGCTTACATATATCGAAAGTATTTTAAAACAAATATCAAATAGAACCTATCAGATTAAAAATGCAATAGAATGGAATAGATTCCAAGCAGGGTTTGGATAGAATAGGTCTCAAAAGAAGGTAATAAATACTTATAGCAGTGATGCTATTTGTATTATGAATTCTTCTCACCTGAGAATTAAAAAATCTAATGAAGTTTTTCTAAAGATAGAAACTCAACCTCACATTGAATATGAATTAAGAGATCATTTTACCTTCGAAGTTGAAGGTGCTAAATTCATGCCTCAATTTAGAGGAAAGTATTGGGATGGAAAAATACATCTATTCGATTTAAGAACGAAGCAAATATATGTTGGATTATTAGATAGAATTGTAAGTTTCTGCAAGAAATATAATTATAGTTATGAATTTGAAGATAATAAGTATTATGGTCTTCCATTTGAAATGAATGATATGATCTCTCTTGAAGGGGTCAAAGATTATATGCACTCTATTTGTACGTATAAACCTAGAAAATATCAGATAGAAGGAGTATATGATGCACTAAAATGTAATAGAAGACTTTTACTTTCACCAACAGCATCTGGTAAGTCTTTAATGATATATTCTCTTGTGAGATATTACGTTGAAAGAAAGAAATCTATTATTTTAATTGTTCCTACTACATCATTGGTGGAACAGATGTATAAAGATTTTCAAGAATATGGATGGGAAGTTGAAAGATATTGTCATAAAATCTATTCAGGTAAAGAAAAATTTGATCCTAGACCTGTTACTATTACAACATGGCAGTCAGTTCATAAGTTAGATAGAACATTCTTTGAAAAATATAATGTTGTCATAGGAGACGAGGCACATCAATTTAAGAGTAAGTCCTTAGTTTCTATCATGACTAAGCTGCATCATGCTAAACATAGATTTGGGTTTACTGGAACTTTAGACGGCACACAGACGCATAAATGGGTCTTAGAAGGACTCTTTGGTCCCACATATAAGGTCATAAGAACAAAAGAGTTGATGGAGAAGGGTCATCTTTCGACTTTAGATATCATGTGCCTAGTATTAAAGCATCCTCCACAAAAGTTTTTAACCTATGAAGATGAAATACAATATTTGATTACTAATGAAAAAAGAAATAATTTTATTGTGAATCTTGCTTTAGATTTAAAAGGAAATACTTTAATTCTTTATAGTAGAGTTGAGGCACATGGAGAGCCATTATTTAATAAAATAAATAGTAAAGAGACTAATCGTAAAGTATTCTTTGTTCATGGTGGAGTGGATGCTGAACAACGTGAATTAGTTAGAGAAATTACTGAAACTGAAAATGATGCTATCATTGTTGCCTCTTACGGCACCTTCTCAACTGGAATTAACATTAAAAACCTTCATAATGTAATTTTTGGATCACCTAGTAAATCCAGAATCAGAAATCTTCAAAGTATTGGAAGAGTGCTAAGGAAATCCAAAAGGAAAGACAAAGCAACTTTATATGATATTTCTGATGACTGTACCTATAACTCTAGGAAAAACTATACATTAAATCATTTAATTGAAAGAATTAAAATATACAATGAAGAACAATTTAATTATGAAATTATCACCATAAAAATCTAAAGGATATAATGGAAAACGACTTCTATGCTACAATAAAATTTAAATCTGGCGAGGAAATACTGTCAAAAGTTGCTCCATGCGATGAAGAAGATAGGATTCTATTAGTTCTATCAATGCCTGTGATTGTAGAAGAAGTTGCTATTAGATCTAATGTTTATGGATATAAATTTGAACCTTGGTTAAAAACCTCTAGTGATGATATGTATATTGTTGATATAGAAAATGTTTTAACTATGACAGAAAATACTGATTTACAAATTTTGTCCGTCTATGAAAAATATATGGAAGAGACTAGTGGTCAACGTTCCCATAGAGTGAAACCAGATAGGGATATGGGATATGTAATTTCCGTAAGTGATGCTAAAAAACTTCTAGAAAAACTCTATAATAAGAATACTCAATCTTAAAGCTATTATTTCTTCAACCCTCACAGGGTTATTGTAATAGTATTTTTATATCTTGTCAATAGCATGTTTGCGTGATACAATATTAATAACTTAATAAAGTTAACAAATGGCACCTAGACGAAAACGATCCGAGCATTATGTAAATAATAAAGAATTTCTTGCTGCTTTAATTGATTATAGGCAGTTAGTTGCAATTGCCGAGACTAAGGGGGAACCTAAACCTAGAATTACAAATTATTTGGGATCTTGTTTTTTAAAGATTGCTACTCATCTTTCATTTAAACCGAATTTTGTTAATTATATGTTTAAAGATGATATGATATCTGATGGCATAGAGAATTGCGTACAGTATATTCATAATTTCGATCCAGAGAAGTCAAGAAACCCATTTGCATACTTTACTCAGATCATTCATTATGCTTTTTTAAGACGTATTCAAAAAGAGAAAAAGCAATTAGAGATTAAAAATCGTATTTTAGAGAAGACTGGTTATGAAGAAGTTTTCAATAATGATAATTCACTTGACGGAATCAATTCTGCAGACTATAATAGTATAAAAGATGCTGTTTATTCTAAGCTTCGCAATCAATGAGAGTAGCGGTTATAACCGATCAGCATTTTGGTTGTCGGAAAAATTCAAAATTATTTCATGATTATTTCTTGGAATTTTATGAGAATGTTTTCTTTCCTACTATAGAAAAGGAAGGTATCACTACTGTTATTGATATGGGTGATACTTTTGATTCTCGGAAGGGAATAGATTTTTCTGCATTAACGTGGGCAAAGGATAATTATTTTGATAGGCTCCAAAAACTGGGGTGTAGAGTTATAACTATTGTTGGAAATCATACTGCATATTATAAAAATACTAATAATGTGAATGCTGTAGATTTACTTTTACGTGAGTATGATAATGTAGAAGTTTTAGCAGAGACTCAAGAATTAGAGATTGATGGATTAAATATTCTATTCATACCGTGGATTAATAAAGAGAATGAAGAACAAACTTTAAAAGCAATTGAAAAGAGTAAGAGTTCTGTTGCAATGGGACATTTGGAATTATCTGGATTTAGAGTTAATAATCAGATTGTAATGGAGCATGGTCTTAGTGCAAATATATTTAAGAAATTTAGTAAAGTATATTCAGGACATTATCATACTAGATCTACTGATGGAACCGTATATTATTTGGGAAATCCATATGAGATGTATTGGCCAGATGTAGCAGATACTAGAGGTTTTCATATATTTGATACAAAAACTCTAGAACATACACCAGTAAATAATCCTTATAGATTATTTTATGTAATTTATTATGAGGATACTAATTACAAACTTTTTGATACTACTCCTTATGAGAATAAGATAGTGAAGGTTATTGTAAGAAAGAAATCTAAACCAAAACAGTTTGAAAAGTTTATTGATAAACTTTATAGTAGCAATATAGCAGAACTTAAAGTAGTTGAAAATTTCCAATTAGATGATGAAGAAACCTCTGATGTATTTGAATCTGAAGATACATTAACGATTTTGAATAGATATATTAAGGAATATGAAATAGATTTGGATAAATCTAAAGTTCATAAACTTGTATCATCTGTATATCAGGAGGCTTGTGAGTTAGTATAATATGTTTATTTTAACTACTACTAAGGAAGATGAAGAAGGAGCCTTTTCTGTTTCAGATAGAACAGGACATAGGGTTCTTTATATTTTTGAACAAGAAGATGATGCTCTCAGGTATAGTATGATGTTGGATGATGAAGGATATCCAGAAACAGATGTACTTGAGGTGGAGGAAAGTCTTCTTATGCAAGTTTGTGATATGAGAAATTATAAGTATAGTGTTATAACATCAAATGATATAATGGTTCCTCCAAGAGAGAGGAGTTTAATGAACTGAAGATTATATAATTATGATTGTTTTTGAAACTATAAAATGGAAGAACTTTTTGAGCACGGGTAATCATTTTACTCAGGTGACTTTAAATGATCATTCAACAAATTTAATTATTGGTAGTAACGGTTCGGGTAAAAGTACGGTTCTGGATGCTCTTACATTTAGTTTGTTCGGTAAACCCTTTCGTAAAATTAATAAAGGACAATTAGTTAATACTGCTAATGAAAAAGATTGTATTACTGAGGTAGAGTTTAAGATAGGGACAATTAGTTGGAAGATTAGAAGAGGAATAAAACCAAATATTTTTGAGATATGGAGAGATGGGAATATAATGGATCAGTTTTCCCATTCAAATGATCAGCAGAAATGGGTGGAACAGAACGTTTTGAAGATGAACTATAAGTCATTCACTCAAATTGTTATATTAGGAAGTAGTACATTTGTTCCTTTTATGCAATTAACGGGCAACAATCGTAGAGATGTTATTGAAGATTTGTTAGATATTCGTATATTCTCCTCTATGAATTTAGTGATGAAGGATAAGATGCGTATTATTAGAGATGAAGTTAAAACTTTAGAATTGAAAAGTGAGTCTCTATCTGATAAGTTTGAGATGCAGCAAGATTTTATTGATGAGATAGAACAAAGAGGAAAGGATAATATAAAATCAAATGAGGATAAGATTAAAATATTAAAGATTGAAGTTGGTACTCATATGGAACATAATGAACTTATTGAATCTAGCGTTGTTGATCTTCTAGAAGAACAAAAAGATGTAGTAGGAGCATCTGATAAGTTAGTGAAACTTAATAATTATAAGGGAAAAATATCTAATAAAGTAGCGACCATTACTAAAGAGCATAAGTTTTTCACAGACAATAAGGTTTGCCCTACTTGTACACAACAGATAGAAGAAGAGTTTCGTGTAAATAGAATTGATGATGCTCAAAATAAAGCAAAGGAGTTGCAATCTGGATACAAGGATCTAGAACAAGCAATTAAAAAGGAACAAGAGCGAGAGCATCTTTTTACACAACTATCTCAGGAGATTACTAAACTCAACCATGACATTTCTCAAAACAATACTCGGATTAACCTCAAGCAGCGACAAATCCGAGATTTTGAACATGAAATTCAAACTATTACCTCTCAGTTTGAAAACCGAAATACTGAACATGAGAAATTAGACCAATATGAGAATGATTTAAAAGAAACTAAAGAGAAGATTTTTTCTAAAAAAGAGAATTTATCTTATTATGATTTTGTTTTTGGTCTCCTTAAAGATGGTGGAGTAAAGAGGAAGATTATTAAAAAATACTTGCCACTCATTAACCAACAAGTTAATAAATATCTTCAAATGATGGATTTTTATATTAACTTTAAGCTCGATGAAGAGTTTAATGAATCCATTCAATCTCCTATACATGAAGATTTTTCTTATGCCTCTTTTTCAGAGGGTGAAAAAATGAGGATTGATTTGTCTCTTCTCTTTACTTGGAGAGAGATTGCAAAATTAAAGAACTCTGTCAATACAAATTTATTAATCATGGATGAAGTTTTCGATAGTTCATTAGATGGAATGGGAACAGAAGAATTTATTAAGATAATTAATTACGTTATTAAGGATGCTAATATTTTTGTCATTTCTCATAAGTCTGGTTTACAGGACACTTTTAGAAATGTCATAAGGTTTGACAAATTAAAAGGATTTTCGAGTATAGTGCAATGATGACTACTCCAAACTGGCAACACCACTCGAAGAAAGAACCGAAACGCAGTCTGAAACCACAGGCACTGCGACAAGCAAAATATAGAAGAAAAGCACTCCTAAAGAAGATTAGGGGTGCTTCTTCTTTGTCAACACTTATATGGAGGTAAAAATGCCAAAGACTTATCATATATACTTAGATGATAGATGTTTGTTCAAGAATTTGAATGATGATGAGTTTAGGGTAGTGTGGGGAAGACTTTATCATTCTTATTGGGATGGTCTTACTTATTCTGAGTGTGAGGAGAAGCAATACGATCTAGAGCCCAGTTATTAAAGTGGCACAGTCATTTCCCATAGAGGTGATTTCTTTTGTATTATAGGTTTATACGAAAGAAACTTCATGCCAGTTAATTTTGATATTAAAGGACAGTTAGCTAAACTCCTTGCCACAGAAGATTTAATTATTGAGAATAAAAAGGTTCAGACAGCCTCATTTAATGTGGGAACTCGTGTATTAACCTTACCAATGTGGGATAAAGCAACCAACAATGTATATGATCTGTTGGTTTCTCATGAGGTAGGACATGCACTCTTTACACCAGATGTTGATTGGTCTATAGAGAATCCAATGCCACCTCAGTTTGTAAATGTATGTGAGGATGTAAGAATTGAGAAGTTGATGAAGCGTAAGTATATGGGTCTTGCTAAAACATTTTATAATGGATATAATGAACTGAGTGATGATGATTTCTTTTCTATAGAAAATGAAGATATTGATAATTTTAATCTTGCTGACCGTATTAATCTACATTTCAAGATTGGTAACTTCGTTGATATACCTTTTTCAATTTCTGAAAAGAAAATTGTGGATTTAGTTTCTAATACAGAAACATTTGAAGAGGTATTGAAAGTATCTAAGATGCTTTATGATTACTGTAAAGAAGAGAATGATAAAAATAATGAAAGTGGAAGTGGAAAAAATGAGCAAATTTCATCTGAAATGGATGAGGATTCAATAGGTGAAAGTTCTGAAAAGAATACTGATGAGATGAGTGATAAAGAATTACTTGACCTTTTAGAAAAAGGATTGGAAGGAGGTGAGTCGGAACGTCCTGATTTGGGTGAAGATGAAACTGAATATGAAGATGATTTAGAAGAAGATATGGAGGATTTTCCAGTATTAGAAAATTCTACACCCACTGAACCAGAAGTTCAAACTGCAAATTCATTGGATAGTAAATTAAAAAATCTTCTTTCTGATGATAGAGTTGCTAATGAATATATTGAGATTCCTGAATTAAATCTTGATACAATTATAAGTAAAAATGATGATATACATTCATATATTAATAAAGTATTCAGTGACTTTGTTAATGATGTTAAAGATACTGATGAGTTAGAACATCCTTATTATGATCATCGTATAACTTTTGAGGAAGTAGATGGTGATTATAGAAATTTTAAAAAATCAGCACAAAAGGAGGTTGGGTATCTTGTTAAAGAATTTGAATGTAGGAAAGCAGCTGACAATTATTCTCGTTCTGCTACAAGTCGCACTGGGATTCTCTCTACAGAAAAGCTTCATACATATAAATTCAATGAAGATCTTTTTAAGAGAGTTAATGTTGTCCCTGATGGGAAGAACCACGGATTAATATTCATATTAGATTGGTCTGGTTCTATGGGTAATATCATGGAAGATACTATTAAACAATTATATAATTTAATATGGTTTTGTAAAAAAGTTTCTATTCCATTTCAAGTGTATGCTTTTACACAAGAATATAGAGGGGATGGTCCTGGTTATTATGGAAGAGATGAAAAACTCTCAGAACATTATGAGGCAAAAGATAATTTATTTCTTATAGATAGTAGATTTTCATTAATGGAGTTTTTTACTAGTGATGTTTCTACCAAGGTATTAGAAGAACAAATGAAGAATATTTGGAGAGTAGTAGCAGGATTGAGATCTCGTACTGTTTATCCATATCCTGTTCGTTTATCTCTTTCTGGAACTCCTTTAAATGAAGCTCTCATTTCTTTACATAAAATTATTCCTTATTTTCAGAAGAAGAATAAACTTCAAAAAGTTCAATGCGTAGTTCTTACTGATGGTGAAGCAAATCATATTCCATGTCATAAAACAGTTCAACGTCATTGGGAGAATGAGACTTATCTTGGTTCTAGAGGATTACATCCATTAAAAGATTATCTAAGGAATAGAAAGACTGGATGTACTTATAAAGTACCTTCGGCATGGTTTGAGTTTACTAGCATCCTTTTGAAAGATTTGAAAGATACTTTTCCTAATGTTAATTTTATTGGTATACGTATTTTAGAACCTCGTGAAGCAACACATTTTATCCGTAGATATAATGGATATACTGATTGTGAATCAATAATAAAAAGATGGAGAAAAGATAAATCATTTTCTTTAGAACTTACTGGATATGAAAAATATTTTGGATTATCTTCCAATGCTTTGAATGAAGAAACTGATTTTGAGGTAAAAGAAGATGCAACTAAAGGACAGATAAAGAGTGCTTTTGTTAAGTCTCTTAAGAATAAAAAGATCAATAAAAAGGTTTTAAGTGAGTTTGTGGATTTAATAGTATAGGACAGTTAAAAAACTGTCCCATTCCATTACCATTGACATCATATTTCTATTATAATAAAATCATTGAAACAAACACATTATGACTGCTCCATTTGAATTAAAGATGACTGAACAACAAGCATATGACGGATTAAAGAAACAGTTTGGCACCGAGTTTACAGCTCCTGAAGTTCGTGCATTCTGTGCTATGAATGATATTGCTTATCAGACTGTTACTAAAAAGATTAAAAAATATAATGTTGGTAAAGGTAAATGGAATCTTACAGTCACTAAAACAGATGTAAAGAATATAGAAAAAGCATATAAAGCACCTGCTGTTAATCCTTCTAGTCATAATCTAGTTCCAAGTAAAGATGATACTTATGTAAAATTTGGTAATTTTAATGATGTTAAAAAGATTATTCAATCTAAGCAGTTTTATCCTACATTTATTACAGGTCTCTCAGGAAATGGTAAAACTTTTGGAGTAGAACAAGCATGTGCACAACTAAATAGGGAGTTAATTCGTGTTAATATTACGATAGAGACGGATGAAGATGATCTCATTGGTGGGTTCCGTCTGGTTGACGGTAATACCGTATGGCACAACGGACCAGTTATTGAAGCTCTCAATAGGGGAGCAATCTTGCTTCTTGATGAAATCGACCTTGCCAGCAATAAAATCCTCTGCCTCCAACCCATCCTTGAAGGAAAAGGAATCTTCCTCAAAAAAACTGGAGAGTTCGTCGAACCATCAAAAGGATTCAATGTCATCGCAACAGCAAACACTAAAGGTAAAGGTTCAGACGACGGAAGATTTATTGGAACTAACGTGCTTAATGAAGCCTTTCTTGAAAGATTTCCAGTAACATTTGAGCAAGAGTATCCATCTCCAAATATAGAAAATAAAATCTTAGGTGGTATTGCTGCTAAGTTAGGTGTTACTGATACTGATTTCTGTAAGAGATTGGTTGATTGGGGTGATATTATCCGTAAAACATTCTATGATGGTGGGATTGATGAAATCATTAGTACTCGTCGTTTAGTTCATATAGTACATGCATATTCTATTTTTAAGAATAAAGAAAAGGCAATTGCTGTATGTGTAAATCGTTTTGATGATGAGACTAAACAAGCATTCCTTGAATTATATGATAAGGTTGATGCTGACTTTGTATTTGACAAAGCAGAAGATAATGCTTATAATGAGGATTGAAAAATATGACTTACAGTATGGAGAAGAGAAAATTATCTATAGAGAAAACGGAGATTAGGAAGTATGAAGAAGATAAAGGAATTATAGATCTTCAAGATTATATCACCACAACGTATAAGGGACACTATACTTCCAAAGGAACGAATGTCCAGACTCTTGATCTTATTGAATCTGTTGGTGATGCAGAGGCTTTCTGTCGTTCTAATGCAATCAAGTATTTAACTCGATACGATAAGAAGGGATTTCCTAAGCAAGACATATTAAAAGCAATGCATTATTGCTTACTTCTTTATTACTTTAGTGGAAACACTCAACCACCTGATACAACAAACGCTCGTTATGAAACTTTCTGAAAAAACTCTCAAAATTTTTGAAAACTTTTCTACAATTAATCAATCAATCCTTGTAAAAAAAGGACAACATATTAAAACTATTTCTGTTATGAAGAATATTCTTGCAGAAGCAGAGATTGAAGAAGATTTCCCTAAAGACTTTGGGGTGTATGATCTTAAACAATTTCTTGGTGGATTGAGTCTACATGAAGATCCAGATTTGGATTTTGATAATGATTCTTATGTCCTTATTCGAGAAGGTAAAAGAAGGGTAAAGTATTTTTTTGCTGATGAAACTGTAATTGTTTGTCCACCTGATAAGGAGATGAAGCTTCCAAGTGAAGATGCTCATTTCCAATTAGAGTATTCACAGATGGATAAGTTGTTGAAGGCAGCAGCAGTATATCAACTTCCAGATTTATCTGCAGTTGGTGAGAATGGTGTAGTTAAATTAGTAGTAAGAGACAAGAGAAATGATACTTCTAATGAGTATTCTATAGTTGTAGGTGAGACTGATAAAGAGTTTGTATTTAATTTTAAGGTTGAGAATATTAAAGTTATTCCAGGATCTTATGATGTTGTAGTTTCTTCTAAGTTTATATCTAAGTTTACGAATAAGAATTGTAATCTAAGATATTATATTGCACTAGAACCTGATTCAACTATTGGTTAGAAATGGAACTATTTGATCTTATTGTAATTCCATTCTTATATCTTGAGTATTTCGTTCAGAAATTTTTATGTGGAATATACTACACATCTCAAAATATAAGTTATTGGAATTTTAATAGGACACTAGATAAAAAAAATCAAGAACTTTACAATCAAACTCCAAAACCAAATGAGGTAAAATCTAATGAGTGATGAATTTAAGCCTCTTATTGTGGAGGGTGAAAAAGTAGGAGATTATAATGATGATACTTATTCTTTTGATAAGTATGCTATGGCAACAGTAGAGTTATGGTCTTCTCCTAAAGAATTTGATGCTTATCAATATGATTATGAAACATTTTGTGCGTTCTATAACCCAGAGAATGATGACTATAAGTATGTTGATTGTGAAGATGAAGAGTTTACACCAGGTTTTAAGGGTATCGATACCTGTGATATTGAGAAATGGTTATTGAATTTTTGTGAGAATAGTAGTTGGATTAAAGATGAATTTTATTTTATAGTTCATTGGAGGAGGTACGCAATTTATAAGAAACAAGAATATTCTGATGGAGAATTTGAGTGGTCTTTAGAGGATATGGGTGATTCTTCACCAGATAGATATTATTATAAGGATGGTAAGATTGGAGAATGTTGGTCTACTCCTATGGAGGATGATGAATGAGATTAACTGAAGATGTAATTAACAAGATTGCTGTCCTCATGCAACACACCAAAATGAATGGTGAAGTTAATTGGAAGGATGGTGATGAGATAGATGTCTGCTTAGGTGGACATTTTGCTGGTGATAAATTTATTTCAATTATAAACCGAACACGTAGCAATACTACTAAAGTATGATAAAATTGTGGAGGGTATGGAAGTATGCGTTGGGTTCATTCTCTGATGCTCAGACCAAGCGGTATGATAATATTGTACTCCTTGTTCGATCTAGCATCTTTCTTACTTATCTTATCACTAATTGCTTTATTGTGGCAGGTGTAATTCGTCATTGGAATGATTTATGAACATTTTTGTAACAAATCCTGATCCTCATGTATCTGCAAGAGTATTGCCTGATAAACATGTGGTCAAGATGCCCTTAGAGACATGTCAAATGCTCTCCATTATCTTCTCCCATTGGTATTATGATTGGGGTGATGATTTAGTTAAGAAGAAAGATGGAACCCCTTTCAAGACAGAGAAAGGTGCATTCCGTAATCATCCTTGCACTCAATGGGCTGCTGCTAGTTTATACAATACAGCATGGTTGATACAGCATGGGTGTGCTTTATCTGGTGAGTATACGCATCGTTATGGTAAGATTCATGGATGTGCTGATGCATTGTTTGAAGCAAAGAAAACATTTCACAGATTTGCAGGAGAAGTAATTACATGCTATTGTATGGTAGAGTCCTTTACTCGTGCGATGCCTGATGAGTATAAACATGACACAAGCATTGACACTTTTACTGCTTACAAAAATTACATTAGGAGCAAACCTTGGGTTGCATCTAATTATTTACGTGACGAATCCAGAAAACCAAATTGGATCTAAATTATGAGAGATGAATTTCTTTGGGTTGAAACTTATAGACCTAAAACAATTGAAGAATGTATTCTTCCACATGATATTAAAAAAACATTTCAGGATTTTGTAGAAAGAGGAGAGATACCAAACCTTCTACTTTCTGGTCCACCTGGAATAGGTAAAACCACAGTAGCAAAAGCACTTTGTAATCAATTAGGAGCAGATTTCTATGTCATCAATGGATCCGATGAGGGGCGGTTTCTTGATACGGTACGCAACCAAGCTAAAAACTTCGCTTCAACAGTCTCGCTTCAAGCAGACGGTAAGCACAAAGTCATCATTATTGATGAAGCAGATAACACGGGCAACGATGTCCAGCTCCTTCTTAGGGCAAACATTGAAACGTTTCACAACAACTGTAGATTCATCTTCACCTGTAATTACAAAAACAAAATTATCGAACCTCTCCACAGCAGATGTGCAGTGGTCGATTTCGGAATTAGAGGAAAAGAAAAGCAACAAATCGCAGGAGGATTCTTTACTAGGATCCAAGAGATCCTTGATAAAGAAAAAGTTGAGTACGATAAAAGAGTCCTTGCTGAACTCATTCACAAGCATTTTCCTGACTGGAGACGAATATTAAATGAATGTCAAAGATATTCTGTTGGTGGTGTAATTGATACTGGTATTCTTACTACATTTTCAGATGTTGCTGTAGATGATCTTCTTAAAAACCTTAAAGAAAAGAATTTCTCAGAAGTTAGGAAATGGGTGGTTAATAATATGGATAATGATAGTGCTGTATTATTGCGTCGTATTTACGATAGTCTATACGAATCCCTTGTCCCTGGCACTATTCCTGCTGCCGTTCTTATTATTGCAAAGTACCAGTACCAAATAGGATTTGTTGCAGATCAAGAGATAAATATGTTAGCATGTTTAACTGAAATTATGGTGGAGTGTAAATTCAAATGACATTATCAAGACCAGTAGAAGAATCTTTAAGAGCATCTCAAGAACATTTGAGAGATGCATTAGCATTTGCTGCAAGAGGTGAGAGACCATATGTAGCAAAACATATTGCTGATACATTAGCAGGTATAGATAATATTATTGATTCTCAGGATATAATAGAAAAAATGGATGAATTTATTAAAAGGGAAGGTAATAAAGATGAGTGATAAAACATTAGAAGATCTAAAAATAGATGCACATATTGCTGTGCTTCATACTAAAGTAGATTCATTAATTGAAAAGCAGAAAGAACTTACTGCAAGAGTACGTGCTAATGAGAAGGTAGTTGCTGCTGTAACTTTATTAGGAACAGTAGTTCTTGCTGTTATTGGAGCAGGATACTTTACACCTTCAGCAGATTCTACACCTGTAATTGAAACAACTTTAACAAGGAGTTATTAAGATGAATAAATTACTATGGAGAATGTGGTATAAATTTCAGTATTTTTGGAATTGGGGTATGGGATCTCCAACTACCACACTACCACCAGAAGTACCAGATGATATAGGTATTGGTGAAGAGATTTATGAGGAACTTTTAGATCCAGAAGAATATGCAAAATTTAAAGAAAATAATTGACTTTTTTTTATAGAACACTTATACTTGGAGTTAAGTAAATGGTTTTAGTTTACATTATTATTGCTCTTCTTGCTTTTCTAGTTGGTTGGGGTTTATATTTAACCTTTGGACCAGGTGGAGAAGGGGTGAGAGATCCTATTGATGAACATTCAAAAATGCATGAATTGGGAATTGCTCACTCACATAAGGAGGGTACTTATCGTTTGATCGCTGAAAATGAACACAAATCTGACAAAGAAAAGAGCTCAAGTTAAATCTAGATGGTATTACATCTTTTGGGGAACTGCTACAGTTGCTGTAGTTGCAGGACAAATATATGTTGGTTCTGGATATCGTCAGATGTCACGTTCTCTTAATAGGATATTTGAGTCTATAGAAGTTTCTATTTTTCGTGGTGATAGATTTTATTAATGAAAGCACTTAAAACTCCTCTTCGTTATCCTGGTGGCAAGTCTCGTGCCTGTGTTAAACTGGAACAATATCTTCCAGATTTAAATGGGTATAAAGAATTTAGAGAACCTTTTATTGGTGGAGGAAGTGTTGCACTTCATCTTACTAAAAAGTATCCAGATATTTCTATTTGGGTAAATGATCTTTATGAACCTTTAGTTAATTTTTGGAAAGAATTACAACACAATGGAGAAAGACTTCAACATGAACTTTTAGATCTTAAGAGAAGGCATTCTACACCTACTGATGCAAGAGTTTTGTTTAATAATTGTAAAGATCATTTGAGTTTACCTGTAGAAAAAAGTTTACCTTTTTGGAGAGCAGTTTCTTTTTATGTGGTTAACAAATGTAGTTTTAGTGGATTAACTGAATCAAGTTCTTTTTCTAAACAAGCATCAGAATCTAATTTTTCAATGAGAGGAATTGAGAAATTGGTAGAGTATTCAAAATTAATTGAAGATTGGAAGATTACAAATTCTTCTTATGAGGATCTTCTAACAGATTGGAATGGTGCATTTATATACTTAGATCCTCCATATGATATTAAGGATAATTTGTATGGAAGAAAGGGAGGTATGCATAAGAAGTTTGACCATGACAAGTTTGCAGAGGATTGTGATAACTCTGTTGCACATCAATTGATTTCATATAATAGTAGTCAATTGGTTAAAAATCGTTTTAAAGAATGGAATGTTTCTGAGTTTTCTCATACATATACTATGAGGTCTGTTGGTCAATATATGTCTGATCAGCAGGATCGAAAAGAATTAGTTTTGTTCAATTATAGGGTAGACTCTAATGAATGAATATGATCCAGAAGAACATATAAATGATTTGTGGCAGGATATGGATCGTCTCAATGCTTTATATGAAGAATTAATGTGGCCTCATGATGTTGAGTTAGAATTTAGTGCTGACTATAAGAATAATAGAATTATTATTTCAGTAAAAGATGAAAAGATTAAACGTCCTGCATTATGAAAACTGAATTGAAAGAATGGTTAAATTCTATTAACCAAAACAAGATTAATCTTATTGATGAAGATCCTTTGTTAGAAAAGGATTATGCTCCTTATATTATCAATAAATGTTTGTCGGGGCATATTGATTGTATAATGTATGCTAATGAAATGAATCAGAACCATTTTATAGATAGGAAACTTCAGTATGATTTTTTTATAAATACAGTGAGGGCAAAGAAGAGGTTCTCTCCTTGGCTCCGTAAAGATAAAGTGACAGACCTAGAATGTGTTAAAAAATACTATGGTTATAGTAATGAAAAAGCATCACAAGCTCTGAAGATCTTATCAAAAAAACAACTGGCATTCATTAAATCGAAGTTTGAATTGGGAGGATCAAAATGAATACTGTGGAACCCGAAGTAAAGTGGTCACAAGATGCGATGATTGAAGTTAGTCTGAATGAACCAGACGACTTCTTAAAAGTAAGAGAGACTCTCACCAGGATAGGTGTAGCTTCTAGGAAAGAAAAGAAGTTATATCAGTCTTGTCATATATTACATAAACAAGGAAGATATTATATCGTTCACTTTAAGGAATTGTTTGCACTAGATGGTAAACGTGCAAATATTACTGTGAATGATGTACAAAGAAGAAATAGAATTATTAGACTCCTTCAAGATTGGGGACTTATTACTGTATTAAAGCAGGATGATGTTGTAGATATTGCTCCTCTTAATCAAATCAAAGTACTTGCTTATAAAGAGAAAGGAGATTGGATCTTAGAACAGAAATATAATATTGGTAAGAGGAGTAAAACTACTGTTAAGGAAGATTAAATTTAGTTAAAAAATACTTTACTTTTGTCAGGATTCGAGTATAATAAGCCTACATAATATAGGACTAGGAGATGCCAATGATCTGAAACCCCTCAATTTATTTTGTAATTATTAAACGTCTGTAAAATGGAGGAAAAAACTCATGCATAACATTATCTCTTTTAATAATCTTAAAGCATGGTCAAATTTAAACACGGAGGACCCATACGGAACAGATTTAGTAAACGAGTATTTTGAATGTATAACGGAGTGTGGGATAAAAGATCGGGAATGTGTGCATGAGTGTAGATTGATACTAGGATAAGGAGGAAAACCGAAATTGTAATTAGGGGGTTCAACACCCCCTTTCTTAATGTTTGTGATATAATTAGTAATGTCGCCGTAAGGGACAACATTTACACTCGCTTATTTAAGGAGAACCATGAACGCACTACAACGCTATCACTCAGCTAACCTTCCAGAATTAATGGAAAGGATTCAAAAGAATGGAATAGGAATGGATGATTACCTAGACCGATTCTTTAATACAGACTTTCCACAATCAAACTATCCACCATATAACTTGATACAATTAAATAATCATGAATCGAAATTGGAGATCGCACTTGCAGGGTTTAAGAAAGATGAACTCAAAGTCTTCACGGAGTTTGGAAAACTATATGTCCAAGGCAAGAAAGAAGAATCAGAAAATGTTGGAGAATTTGTTCACAAAGGATTGGCCCAACGCTCCTTTGAAAGGGTCTGGACGATCACAGATGATACGGAGATTGGATCCGTCAAGTTTGAAGATGGACTCCTCACCGTGGAGTTGAAGAAGATAGTTCCAGAACATCATGCTCGTAAAGAATATCTCTAAATATAAATGAGTTCGAGATGGATCAGGGTTCCTTGACGGAACCCTTTTTTATTGGTATAATAAACTGGAAGTTAAATAAACCATGACAATTAAACTCATTTTATTAAAAAGTAATGAAAGGGTAATTGCAGATGTCCGACAGGCAACTCATCCTGATAAGAAGGATCAAGTAGTTGGTTATTATTTTAATAAGCCATGTATAACTTTTATTGAGAATAAAGATCGTTATCTAGAGGATAGTGAGGATTATTCTTATGAGGATAATTTAGAATTTGAGGATGATTCAGTTGCAGAAGCAACTATAGATTCTGATGATAATGATATTAATATTCAGTTATTACCTTGGATGCCATTATCTGCGGATGATGAAATACCAGTTTCATTGGATTGGGTGGTTTCTATGGTAGAACCAGTTGACGGATTACGAAAATTATTTACAGAAAAAGTATTGGAGGGAACTAATGGTCAAGATAATAGTGCTAACAAATCAGTTGGTTTTGGTCTCACAAATTGATGAAGTAACATCAGATTTAGGAGAACCAGATTGCAAATTAACTGAACCATTTGTGATTGGTGATGATGATGTTTTGACCCCTTGGTTGATGAATTATACATCACAGAACACATTTATGTTATCATCGGATAAGATTCTTACTCTTACTGATCCTAAGCCTACCTTACTTGAGAAGTACGAAAACCTTACTAAATGAGATTCTATACTAATGTTCAGCAAGTAGGTAATGAATTTCTTGTTCGGGGATATGATAATGGAAGAAATTTTATCACCCGTGAACAATATCGACCTACTTTGTTTGTGAAGTCCAAGAAGAAAACAAAATATAAAACTTTAGAGGGTGATTATGTTGAATCTATTCAACCAGGATATGTAAAAGATTGTAGAGAATTTTATAATAAATATGAAAATGTTGATGGGTTTTCTATCTATGGGAATGATAGGTATGTTAATCAATTCATTTCTGATAATTATCCAGAACAGGAAATAAAGTTTGATATTAAAAAGATTAAGCTTATAACTCTTGATATTGAGGTTTCTGCTGAAGAAGGGTTCCCAGATGTGGATTCTTGTTCTGAGGAAATGTTAACTATAACAATTCAGAATTATTCTAATAAAAATATTTTAACGTGGGGTAGAAAACCTTATACTCCTACACAAGATAATGTTAAATATATTCATTGTCCTACTGAATATGATCTGTTAACTTCTTTTATTAACTTTTGGGATAAAGAGAAACCAGAAATTATTACTGGATGGAACATTCAGTTTTATGATATTCCTTACATCTATGGACGCTTATCTAGAATCTTAGGTGAACGGGAAGCACGAAAACTTTCTCCTTGGAATTATGTAAGAGAAAGAGAAGTTGTTATATCAGGAAGAAAAAATAAGGTATGTGATGTTGCTGGTATTGCACAGTTAGATTATCTGGAATTGTATAAGAAGTTCACTTATAAGGCACAAGAGTCTTATAGGTTGGATTATATTGCACAGGTTGAATTGGGACAGAAGAAGTTAGACCACTCTGAATTTGATACATTTAAAGATTTTTATAGAGGTAATTGGAAGAAGTTTGTAGATTACAACATCATTGACGTGGAACTTGTTGACCGTCTGGAAGACAAGATGAAGTTGATTGAATTAGCAGTCACAATGGCATATGATGCAAAGGTAAACTTTGATGACGTTTTTTATCAAGTTCGGATGTGGGATAATATAATTTATAACTATCTTAAGAGGAGAAATATTGTTATTCCTCCTAAGAAAAGATCTCAAAAAAACGATAAGTACGCAGGAGCTTATGTTAAGGAACCGAAACCAGGACGCTATGATTGGGTGGTTAGTTTTGACCTCAATAGTCTGTATCCTCATCTTATTATGCAGTACAATATCTCGCCAGAGACCATCAGGGAGACTAGACATCCCAGTGCGAGCGTTGAGAGGATCTTAAAGGAGGAAATAGAAGACTTTAATCCTGATTATGCAACATGTGCTAATGGAGCACAATATAGAAAAGATGTCAAAGGATTTCTTCCAGAACTTATGGAGAAGATGTATGAAGAACGTGTTATATTTAAGAAGAGGATGCTCGCAGCGAAGCAGGAGTATGAGAAGACACCCTCGGTTGCTCTTACAAAAGAGATTGCCAGGTGTAACAACATCCAAATGGCAAAGAAGATTTCTCTTAACTCTGCTTATGGTGCTATCGGCAATCAGTACTTCAGGTATTATAAACTAGCAAATGCTGAGGCTATTACATTATCAGGTCAAGTCTCAATTAGATGGATTGAGAATAAGATGAATGGTTATCTAAATAAACTACTCTCTACAGAGAAGGTAGATTATGTCATTGCATCTGACACTGACTCAATATATCTTAATCTTGGACCTGTTGTTGATAAATTTTTTAGTAGTAAGTCTGGTGATAAGGTTAAGATTGTGGACTTACTTGATAAGATCTGCCAAGATAAGTTGGAACCGTTCATTGATGCGTCCTATCAGGAACTTGCGTCGTATGTTTCAGCGTATGATCAAAAAATGAGTATGAAAAGGGAGAATATTGCTGATAGAGGTATATGGACTGCTAAGAAAAGATATATTTTAAATGTATGGGATAGTGAAGGGGTTCGTTATGATGATCCCAAACTTAAGATAATGGGTATTGAGGCAGTTAAATCTTCAACACCAGCACCTTGCCGTCAGATGATTAAGGATGGATTGAAATTAGTTATGACTTCGACTGAAGATGATGTTATTTCTTTTATCGATAAGTGTAGAAGTGATTTTAAAAAACTTCCTCCTGAAGATATCTCATTTCCTAGAACGGTATCTGATGTTGAAAAACATAAAGCATCTTCTACCATATATGGTAAAGGAACTCCCATACATGTAAGAGGATCCCTTTTATATAATCACTACATAAAAGAGAAGAAATTAACTAATAAGTATTCTTTAATAAAGAATGGTGAAAAAATTAAATTCTGTTATATGAAATTACCAAATCCTATTCATGAGAATGTATTTTCATTTATTCAGGATTTTCCTACTGAGGTTGGTATTGACAAATATGTTGATTATGATTTACAATTTCAGAAAGGGTTTCTTGATCCTCTCAAAGCAATTTTAGATGCTATTGGGTGGAGTGTTGAAAAAACTGTAAACTTAGAACTTTTTTTCCAATGAAGGATCAAAACACAATTAGTAATGAAGAAACTAAAGCTGAAAAATATCAACGTGCTTTAGATATATTCATAGAATCGGTACACAAACCTGATCCTTCTTTACGTGCTTGTGCTCATAATCAAAAATGTTATAATGAGCTTTTGGAAGTTCGTTCAGAAGTGTTAGATCATTTGAATACAATGAGGAGATCTTTATGATTATTGAAAAGTTGAGTCTTGTTACTGGTGGATTTGATCCAATTCATAGTGGGCATATAGCATACTTTAAAAGAGCAAAAGATTATTCAGATTATCTTGTAGTTGGATTAAATAGTAATGATTGGTTAACTCGAAAGAAAGGTCAGTATTTTCAATGTTGGACTGAGAGAGCAGATATTATGCGGCATTTAAATATGGTGGATGCTGTTATCTCTTGGGATGATTCAGATGATTCTGCTATTGGAGCTATTTCAAAGTGTTTGAAAACTGCTAAGAAGGTTATTTTTTGTAATGGTGGTGATAGGACTAAAACCAATATACCAGAAGTAATGGGATATGCTGATGATCCTAGAGTGGAATTTCAATATGGTATTGGTGGAGTAGATAAAATGAACAGTAGTTCATGGATTCTCGATAATTATTTTGAGAAACAACGTAAATTATTAGGTATCTGAAATGGATTTTTTAAAAGACATAGTAAAAGAAATAGGTGATGACTACACCCAACTCGCAGCAGACATCGAAGAAAAAGAAGAGTTCATCGATACAGGTTCGTACATCTTTAACGGATTGGTTAGCGGTTCCATTTTTGGTGGCGTATCTAGTAATAAGATTACTGCCATCGCTGGTGAGTCTAGTACTGGTAAAACTTTTTTCTCGCTCGCTGTGGTTAAAAACTTCCTTGACAATAATCCTGATGGTTACTGTCTCTATTTTGATACTGAAGCCGCAGTTAATAAGTCATTATTGGAATCTCGTGGCATTGATTTAAAGAGACTAGTTGTTATAAATGTAGTTACAATTGAAGAGTTTAGAACTAAAGCTCTTAAAGCTGTGGACATTTATCTAAATAATAACACAGAGGATCGCAAACCATGTATGTTTGTGTTAGACTCTTTGGGTATGCTTTCTACAGAGAAAGAGATACGAGATGCATTAGATGATAAACAGGTACGGGACATGACCAAATCCCAACTTGTTAAAGGAGCATTTAGAATGCTTACTCTAAAACTTGGTCAAGCAAATATTCCT